TGATGCAAACGCTCGTTTGGCCTTGGGGTCGAGACACCCGCAATCGCACGGCCAGCTTGGATCAGCGGCAGCCGCCGGCATCGTGTTAACTGAAATCGCGTTAACAAACGGCCACCCCTTGCCCCCCACCCCCACGGCTGTATATGTGGGGGTACCACAACAATATTTTCCAGTTTTTCATCAAAAAGGAGTTATCTATGAAAAAGCAGTTTAACTTGGTTCAAGCCAAAGAGATCCAGGGTCGTGACAAGCCTGTGTGGTTAAAGCATGGCCGTGCGTTTCAGAACGAGGATGGCAAGATCCGTATTAAGTTGGAGAGTTTGCCTATACCAAACGCCGATGGTGATATATGGTTAAACTTGTTTGAGGATGACGGGCAGCAGCCTGGCGCTGTTACACCGCCCCCAGCTGATTATGCGTCTGAGGATAATTTATCGGGGTTTGACGATGACATTAAGTTCTAAGGTTCCGACATTTCAAGAGCTGCGTGATGCTTTGCGTTTGGTTGAGGTTCCGGCTGCGGCGCCTTTGAAGAACCCATATAGCCGGTTTTATCGTGAACGTGCGATAAATGACCGGACGGTTTTGGCTCGGATAAGGGCCAAGGCTGGGGTTAAGAAAAGAAACGTCAAGCCCAGCAAGTACAGCTGATGGCAGATAAGCGTCCCCCATTGGGCCGGTTTGGCGGCGTCAAGATGGTCCAGCGGCGCGTTGGCCGTGCTGAGACATTGCATCAAAACAAAGAGGCTGTTGCCCAGGAGTTAATCGCCCTGGGCACGGCAAACATTACTGACATTGTTAATTTGGATGGGACGATCAAAGATTACGATGATATCCCCGAACACGCTTTACGGGCGATTAAGAAGATCAGTGTTCGCGGCGAGGATGTAACGATAGAGATGCACGATAAAGTTAGTGTGTTGCGAGTGCTGGCCAAGGCGTCCGGTATGCTGGACCAGGAAGAACACCACGATAAACCTAGTATTGTTGGCATCAACATGAAGGGTCCGACAATCGAGATGGAGGAAAACAATGGAAGCGCCGTACCAGAAAGAGGGGCTGAAGATGGCCCAGGCGATGCTGAAAGCGCGGATGAGCGAGGCTGAGATTGCTCGGCATTTTGGCCGTTCAAAAAGCCGTATTCGTGAGATGGTCCAGGGCAAGCGGCGTCCTGATGAGTATTTGGTGCAGCGTTTGGAGGGGATGAGCCGTGACTGATGTACCTAGCCTGGATTTAGATTTCTCACAAAGCCCCACAGTATGGAAGTTAATAAATGATGACAGTTTTGTCAGAGGTCTCATGGGACCCGTGGGAAGTGGAAAAAGCTATGGATGTGCTGCGGAAATTATGCTTAGAGCTGTTAGACAGCGGCCATCCCCCAGAGATGGTATCCGATATACTCGTTTTGTGGTCGTTAGAAATACATACCCCGAGCTGCGAACCACCACTATTAAGACTTGGCAGGAGCTATTCCCTGAGTCTACATGGGGAGGCATGAGATGGCAGCCGCCAATCACGCACCATTTGAAACTGCCCAGCCGTGGCGATGCCGCTGGGATTGACTGCGAAGTTATCTTCCTGGCCCTGGATACACCGCAATCAGTGCGGAAATTGTTATCGCTTGAGATAACCGGCGCCTGGTGCAACGAGGCCAGGGAACTGCCAAAGGCGGTTATTGATGGCCTGACCCACCGTGTCGGGCGTTATCCTACAAAAGCGGATGGCGGCCCGTCCTGGTATGGGATCTGGATGGACACTAACCCGCCGGACTCGGATCATTGGTGGCATGATGTTTCTGAGAAAAACCCCATCAAGGGGAAATGGGGCTGGTCTTTTCACCGGCAACCTGGCGGCGTTATCCAGGCATTGCCGGAAGATGTGCCGGAAAACCCAGAGGCAAACGACTTTGTGCATGGCGCCGGACGCTGGTGGCAAATTAATCCGGCTGCAGAAAACCGCAATAATCTACCGCCAGGATATTATCCACAGTTGATTGGGGGTAAGAACCTGGACTGGATTCGGTGTTATGCCGAGGGTAAGTTTACATTTGTCCAGGAAGGCCGGCCCGTATGGCCTGAGTATGACGATGAGCTGATGAGCGGCGATGTCGAGCTGGACCCTTATTATCCGGTGCAAATCGGCGTTGACTTTGGTTTGACGCCGGCAGCAATCTTTGGGCAGCGCACCCAGGCTGGTGGCTGGCGCATCCTCGATGAGCTGGTTACGTTCGATATGGGCCTGGAACGGTTTGGCCAGGAGATGTTGGCCAGGATAGCGGAACGATATAACAAGCAGGAAATACTGATATGGGGGGACCCTGCCGGCAACAAACGTGACGAGATCTACGAGGTCACGGCGTTTGACCACCTCAGAAGCCTGGGCTTCAAGGCGCAGCCTACTGAGAGCAACGCTTTCCAGGTCCGGCGTGAGGCTGGAGCAGCGCCTATGTCCCGCCTGATAAGCAGCAAACCAGGGCTGATTGTGGATAAAAAGTGTTTAAGGCTGCGGAAAAGTCTGTCCGGCGGGTACTTTTTCAAGCGGCAAAGCCTGGGTGCCGGCCAGGAACGGTTCCGAGATACGCCCGTAAAGAACGAACATTCACATTGTGGTGATGCTTTTGGCTATCTCATGCTCGGCGGCGGTGAACAACGCCGGCTGCGGAGAGGCCACTATTCCCCGCCAGGTTCCGGCGTTTACCAAGCAAACATGGACTTTGATGTATTATGAGCTTTATTCCGCACCCAAATATTAACATGGGCCACCAGCTGGTCCCCTATCGTAAATCGCATTTGATCTCTATGGAGCTGGGAGATTATGAAAGATACCACTACGAAGGTAACTTTGATGATTATATTTCATACGTTGATGACGGACTCATAGAGGAATTTACCTACACGATTATGGCCAAAGGAAAACCAATATGTATTTTTGGCCTACGCCCGTACTGGAAGGGGGTGGGTGAGGTTTGGCTGCTACCAGGTAAAAACATTCGCCAAAATCCGATAGCTGTTGTGAAGGAGTGTCGGGGGTTTTTAGACGAGATGATGTACGAATATGACCTAAAGCGCCTTCAGATCGCCGTTTCAGTAGCAAACAAACCCGCATACAAATTTGCAAAAACACTGTACTTTAATGAGGAAAGCCTGATGGAGCGTTTTGGCCCAGAGGGTGAGGATTATTACATGATGGTTAGGTTTGAAAAATGAGCAGTATTTTTAAGCCAATTGGCAAACTTGTTAAAGGTGTTGGTAAGGCTCTTGGCCTGGTGCCGGATAAACCGCCGCCGCCCCCAGCGCAACAACCCAAAGTGTCAGAGGCTTTGAACCGCCAGGAAGAACGGGCAGAGACAGCTGAAAAAGAGGCGTTAAAAAGATTGACTGCACGAAAACGTGCGCGAAGGACGGGCGGCCTTAGACTCTTAATGTCTCCGCAGCGTCTAGATGAAGAAGAGAAAAAACGTAAACTCGGCGGGAATACGCCGAAATCTAAAACGTAGGAGACACCAATGGGTTCTATATTTAGGCCGATTACAAGAATCTTTAAGAAAGTCATTAAGGAAATTGCCCCTAGTGCCCCAGCAGCCGCAGCTCCAGCAGCTCCAGCAGCCTCCAAGAAGTCGGTGGCAGAAAAACCGGCGGCAAAGCCGGCAGAGTCGCTTGCGACTGTGCAAACAAAACAGGAAACCAAACGCAGAGCTGGGCGTAGAAGGGCCAGGCGAACTGGTGGTATGCGGCTGCTTATGAGTCCGACAAACCAACAGGGCAGTAATGATAAACAATCAACGCTAGGACCTTCATAATGACAAAGATTAAAGATGACCCACGGGTTCACAGCAAATCTGTAGTGGACCCTGTTCGCGCCAGAAACCAAGATGGGACGCTGAAAGGTGATGATCTTTCGACCCCTGATGTAAACGAGGCTTGGGAAGGCGGCAAAGCGCCGGCAAAAAGTAATGACGTTAAAAAAACATCAAAATCCAAGCGGCGGTCTTAACCAGGCTGGACGCGACCATTTCAAACGCAAAGAGGGGGCAAACCTAAAACGCCCCGTCAAGAGCGGCGATAACCCGCGCCGAGCATCCTTCCTCGCTCGGATGGCGGGTAATCCTGGGCCGGAGCGTGACGCTAAAGGACGCCCCACCAGGCTTCTGTTGTCGCTTCGCGCCTGGGGTGCATCTTCTAAATCAGATGCTAGATCTAAATCCAGCAACATCAGTAAGAGGCTAAAAAATGCCAAGGCTTAATGTAAAAGAATTGATTGAACGTGAGGCCAAGGCGCAAGCCAGAAAAGACGAGTGGCGGTCTATTTACGAAGATTGTTACGAATTTGCATTGCCGCAACGCAATCTTTATAGTGGTTATTACGAGGGCAAGGTTGCTGGCAAAGGCAAGATGGCCCGTGTGTTTGACTCAACAGCAATCCATTCAACGCAACGGTTTGCTAATAGACTCCAGGCGGGGCTTTTTCCTCCCTATAAACAATGGTGCCGCCTGGAGCCAGGTAGCGCAATTCCAGAACAAGACCAGGACGCAGCCCAAGAAGCCCTGGACAGATACAATGTTCGGATGTTTGAAACACTGCGCCAAACTAATTTTGACCTGGCAATGGGTGAGTTTCTTATGGATTTGGCTGTTGGCACGGCTGTTATGATGATTACGCCAGGGGACGAGACAACGCCAATCCGGTTTAATTCTATCCCACAGTACCTGGTTGCCATCGAGGAAGGCTCTTATGGCAATGTCGATAACGTCTATCGCAAGCTGCGTGTAAAGGCAGAGTCTCTCCAAACAGAGTTCCCTGACGTTAAGATGTCGGCCGAGTTAGACGATGCCGTGACTCGATCCCCAGAAAAAGAGCTGGAGTTAGTGGATGCTGTTATTCTTGACCAGGAGACTGGCCGGTATCATTACCATGTTATTTGGCCGGCGAAGAAACAAGAGCTTGTCTATCGTGAGATGCGGTCATCGCCATTTGTTGTTGCCAGGTACACTAAGGTTGCCGGCGAGGTATATGGACGAGGCCCGTTGGTTACGGCGATCAGTGATATTAAAACGCTAAACAAAACCCTGGAGCTTCTTTTGAAAAACGCCAGCCTGGCAATTGCTGGTGTTTATACAGCTGCAGATGATGGTGTGTTAAATCCACAGAACGTCAAGATCCAGCCAGGCAGCATCATATCTGTTGCCAGGAATGGCGGCGCACAAGGCCCATCATTGACTCCGCTGCCGAAAGCTGGGGACTTTAACGTCAGTCAAATTGTTATCAACGACCTCCGCATGAACATCAAAAAGATTATGATGGACGATACATTGCCGCCGGATAACATGAGTGCCAGGTCAGCAACGGAAATCTCAGAAAGGACCCGTGAGCTGGCTACAAACTTGGGCAGTGCTTTTGGCAGGATGATTACAGAAATCCTGGTGCCGATTGTTAGCCGCACTTTATATGTCCTGGATCAGCAAGGCATGATTGATTTGCCATTGCGCGTTAATGGCATCGAGGTAAAGGTTACGCCAGTGTCCCCATTGGCCCAGGCACAGAAGCTGCAAGAGATCAATGATGTTATGCAGTATATGCAAATCGCTAACAGCATGGGGCCGCAAGGGCAGACCACTGTTGCGGTAGACCGCGTTCTGAAATTTATTGCAGAGCGTTTAGGCATTAGCCAGGAGCTGTTGGCAACGCCACAAGAACAGCAAATGATGATGCAACAATTACAACAAATGATGGCTCCACCAGAAGCGCAACAAGCAGAAGGGGCCATTGAGGAAGCAATGGTATGAACGAGGAAGGATGGGACGGCCTAGTCCCTGCCGAGATGGCAAAACCAGAGGCAGACGATTTAGACATTTTGTACGGCAAGGTTTTTAAGACATCAGAAGGTCAAAAGGTCTTGAGCCATCTAAGGCAAACGACAATCGAGCAGCCGTCTTGGGTCCCAGGTGAGGACGCTAGTTTTGGCTATGTACGGACAGGGATGGCAGAAATCGTCCGTATGATTGAGAAAAGAGTAGGAAGGTCGAACAATGGATAACGAAGCACAAACCGCAGCGCAGGGCACAGACGCTGATGCTCCGCTGATTAACCCTGGCAATACTGTGGAAGCCCCAGAGGCCGTCACAGAGGCTCCTATACCGCTTTACGACAGTTCTGAGGCACAACAGCCCCAGGCAGAGTTTACCACTGATGACGAACCGCTGGAGCGTCCAGACTATTATCCAGAGCAATTTTGGGATGAGGATGGCCCTAATGTTGAAGAACTTGCCAAAAGCTATAATGAGCTGCGTACAAAATTTAGCCAGGGAAAGCACAAGGCGCCTGATGGAGATTATGAATATGCGTCCCTTGCTGAACAGGGCCTTGATGCTGAAGAACCAGGCTTTCAAATTTTTTCTGAATGGGCAAAAGAAAATGGCGTCAGCCAGGCAGCGTTTGAGGAGTTGGGCCAAAAAATCCTTTCAGTCACTAACCAAGAAGCTGAAGAAATTGAAATAGACCGCCAGCAAGAGATGGCAAAGCTCGGGGATCGGGCAACCGAAAAGATTGCTATGGTTGAGCGGTTGATTGCAAAAGCGCCGTTGACTAACGAAGAGCAGCAAAATCTGGCGATAAGCCTGGACAGTGCAGACAGCATCAATGCGTTTATTAAGTATCACCAGGCTTTAACCAATGAGGGCATCCCCATTACGCCGGCCATCAATTCACCCTCAATGACAAAAGAGGACCTGGAATCTGCGATTGCAGACCCCCGTTGGACTACTGATGCTTCTTTCCGAGGGAAGATAGAAAAGCAGTGGATGGAGGCAAACAGCTAGATATAGTTGCATAACCGGCCAATTGTGTGTAAATATAGTATTTGAAGGATAACCGCTGTGGCCCTTCTATACGGTGAACCCGTTGGCCGGCGCAGCCATAAAGCGTTAGCAAGCCGCCCGTAAGGATAACGGATTGTGTTCTAGTCGAAACCTTAATAGGAGGATTCTGCTATGGCGCAGAATGTAACCACAGCGTTTGTGACACTCTTTGAAAGTGAAGTGAAACAAGCGTATCAGTCCGAGTCGATCCTACGCGGAACAATGCGTACTCGCACCGGCGTCCAGGGAAACACTGTAAAGTTTCCAAAAATCGGTAAAGGCGTGGCAACCCCTCGCATTAATCAGACCGATGTAACCCCGTTAAATGTGACCTACTCGCAAGTGACCGCGAATATGTCAGATTTTATTGCTGCAGAATATTCCGATATCTTTCACCAAACTCACATTAATTTCGATGAGCGGCGTGAACTTGTCGAGGTAGTCTCAAAAGCGATTGCTCGGCGTATGGATCAGATCTGTATTGATGCACTTGATGCAGCTGCTTCACCGTCAACAGTGGCAACAACCATTGGTGGGTCGGGTTCAAACATGAACATCGAGAAGCTCCGCGCTACTGCGAAAGCAATGAATGAGAAAAACGTACCTTCTGAGGGCCGTTATCTTCTTATGCACGCTTCCCAGCTCGATGCTTTGCTTGGCGAAACTGAAATCACTAGCCAAGATTTTGCCAGCGTAAAAGCTCTGGTTCGTGGAGAAATCGGAAGTTTCATGGGATTTCAGGTACTTACGATGGGTGATCGTGATGAAGGTGGTATTCCAAAACCATCAACTCGCACTTGCTTTGCCTGGCACAAAGACTCTCTCGGCTATGCTGAGTCAATGGCACAAAAGACAGAGGTGAACTACATTGCGGAAAAAACTAGCTTCCTAGTTTCTTCCATGTTCTCAGCTGGCGCTGTTGCTATTGACGATGAGGGCATTGTCAAAATCAGCTGTACTGAATAAGGAGATTAAATTATGGCTTATTCATCTACTGGTCTTTCAACTGTAAATGCGTCTAAGCGCGGCAATGCCCCTGGCATCTATGCGTACAAAACAACTGACGCAATTGCGGATGTAAACACAGAGGGTTACTTCAACAGCATTTCAGACGTTCTGGAAGTTGGTGATTTAATTTACTGTGTGACTTCAACAGGATCGACAGCTGTTGCAACTCTAGTTTATGTGTTGTCAAACGCTGCCGGCGTTGTCGATGTGAACGATGGTACTACTCTAGCGAACACAGACGGCGATTAAAAAATATGGCGGGGGGTTGTGGCCCCCTGCCAACCATTTTAATGGAGTAGTTACATGGCCGCCGGCGATACAGATCTATCAATATGCTCCGATGCGCTGATTATGTTGGGGGCATCCCCGTTATCTTCTTTTACAGAAGGCACTGACGCCGCCCAGGCGTGTGACAGACTTTACCCAGACCTGAGAGACTCTTTGCTTGCCAGGTACCCTTGGAGCTGGACGTACAAAAAAGCATCCCTCGGCAGACTTGCAACAGCGCCAATCAACGAATTTAAATATGCTTATCAGCTACCAGGGAACATTCTTTCTGGTGTCCAGGCAGTGTTTGAGACATCTGCATCTAATCAAAACGCCATCAATGACGGATGGGAAATATACGGCGATCAGCTGTATACCGACCTAGAGACTGTTTTTATAGATTACCAGGAAACTATTAGTGAATCTAAAATGCCGGTTTATTTTGTGCATTTGCTTAGAAATGCTTTGGCGGGTGAGCTTGGGATCGTAATTACTGACCAGGCTTCTAAAGCTGATTATTTTAGGGCCATAGCTTACGGCAGCCCTGGAGAAAATGGCCGTGGTGGTTTGTTTAGAGAAGCTGTGAATATTGACAGCCGTGGCCGACTGCCGCAGATAATCGAAGATTATGCACTGATCCAGGTGAGATAATGACAAGGATAGTTCAGTTTCAAACTAATTTCAGTGTTGGTGAGCTGGACCCATTGCTCCGTGCAAGAACTGATCTAGCGCAATATCAGAACGCTTTAGAAACAGCTGAGAACGTAACAATCCAGCCCCAGGGCGGCGCTAGGCGTAGGCCAGGGCTTGAATTTGTTTATAATTTTGGCAGCTCTTTCACCAAGTTTAAGTTAATCCCATTTGAGTACAGTGTTAATGACAGCTATTTGTTGGTGGTGGTTGTTGGGCGTATCTATGTTTTTAAGAACGGGGTTCTCCAGCAAAACATCAACAGCTCTGGCAACGATTATCTTGCTGTTGCTGCTATTACATCTGGGGTTATTGACGAGTTAAATTATATCCAGGCTGTTGATACATTGATTTTGGTGCATCAGAGTTTGGAGCCTCAAAGGTTATTGCGTAACACCGACACCAGCTGGACTGTTGGCACTTTGACTTTATCTAATGTACCACGGTACGCTTTCACCCTCGCAACTACTGTTGGCTCTAGCTACAACACTGGAACACCCCACGACCATTTAGAGCCTAGCGGGATCGAGGGTAATATTACTTTGACAGCAAAACATAGCGGTTCAAACGCTAATGTGTTTAGCGCTTCTGCAGCCAGTTATATCGGCCAATATATTAATGTAACCCCGTTTGGCCGTTTGCGAATTGTGCGTAAAGTTAGCGCAGCACAACTAGAGTGTTTTGCAGAAGTTCCTTTATTTAACACAAACAACATAGATGATGCTGATTGGGAGTATGAAAGCGGTTACGAAGATACCTGGAGTAACACTAGGGGGTGGCCAAGATCAGCGGCTTTCCATGAAGGTCGGTTGTATTTTGGCGGCACCACAACTAGGCCCAACACCGTATGGGGCAGCAAGGTTATTCAATTTTTTGACTTTGATGTTGGCACCGGCCTCGATGACGAAAGCGTAGAAGCTACAATCAACACCAACCAATTGAATGTTATTACGCACTTAAACCCAGGGCCTGACTTGCAGATCTTCACAACTGCCGGAGAGTTTGTTGTGGCCCAGCTCGGCAACGAGCCGGTTACGCCTACTAATTTCCTGGTGAAGCCACAAAGCCGCATAGGCAGCCGGCCTGGCGTTCCTATCGAGGACCTTAAAGGATCAACGATATTTGTGCAGCGCCAAGGTAAGTCTCTTATGGCTTTCCAGTTTCAAGACTCAACATCCAGTTACGGCGCAAATAATTTGTCAGTATTTAGCAGCCATTTATTAAAAGCGCCTGTTGATATGTCTATTCGCAGGGCAACGTCAACTGATGAAACTGATCGGTTATTTCTGGTAAACGGGGATGATGGGTCGATGACCGTTTACTCAATATTGCAGGATCAGAATGTTGTGGCCCCCAGTAAGTTTACAACAGACGGTGAATTTATAGCTATAGCAAATGAAATCGCTGAAACCTTTACAGTGGTAAAAAGAACTGTAAACAGTGCCACAGTTTATTATTTAGAAAAGTTTGATGAAGGTCTTACGCTTGATAGCGCAAAAAGCGGCAACGCTGCATCGAGCGTTACAATGGACCACCTGGAGGGAAAGTCTGTAAAAATTGTGCGCGATGGTGTGATCGAGCCAGATCAAACAGTGCCAGCATCTCCCTTCACTGTGACATTTGGAACGGCTGCCACAGCTTCTCACCAGGTGGGACTAAACTATAATGTCACTATGGTCACTATGCCAGCAGAGCCAAAGCTGCCCCAGGGCACGATACAAGGCGTTAAGAAACGTATTGTCCAAGTCGATGCGGTTGTAGCAAACACTCAAAACCTAAGTATCAACAGCAAGCTAGTGCCATTTAGGAATTTTGGGGTAAGTGTTCTGGGAGATCCTGTTGCGGAGTTTACGGGGACAAAAACGGTGCATGGTCTTTTAGGTTTTTCTGGAACCGGACAAATTACTGTTACTCAAACAGAGCCACTCAAAATGACTTTGCTTGGCCTTGAGTACAAGATGAGCGTGGGAAATTGATATGTCTCAGATAGTAGCTGGAGTCGTAGGTGCATTTGGCGCCATACTTGGGGGTCAGTCTAAGCAAACGATGTACAACCGAAAGGCGGCTGATGCGCGTCTGTCTGGTAGAATTACCGCAATAAACTTGCAAATGAAAGGCGCACAAATCCTTTCTAAAGTTAATAGCATTATGTCAACAAGCCTAGCGCGTTCCCAGGTTGGTGGTGGCGCAACAAACATAACAGCTGTTCAAACAGGGTCATTAAAATACGGCGTCCGTGATTACAGCACGGTCAAAGACAATATTGATATACAATTAGGCAGGGCCGAAGGACAGGCCCAGGATTACATATATGCTGGAGAGGTCGCTGTTGCTAACTCATACATAGAGGCGATGGGTTCTTTGGCGTCTGGCCATGCACAACAATCTCAGCTTGGGTATCCTGAGTTCGGTAAAAGCGCTTCAACCACTTCAACCACTTCTTTTGGAAACCGCACAAGTTATTATAATAGCAGCTCAAGCTATCAGACTGACCCAGGAGGTTTTTAATGGCTCCTAGAATATTAAGATACGAAGGTGGCCAAGAACAGGTGATGCAAGTCAAGCCCTTAGAAGATGCGGCTTTAGCAGAAACCAGAAATATGTATCGCACTATTTCAGACTCTGTAAACAGAATGGCTAAGTTTTCTTTTGAGCAAGAGTCAAGAGAAGCCAAACAGCGCGGTATGCAGCGTGTTGCCGATGAGGGTGCCCAGCCCGTATTGTCGGCCATGCAGCAAGCTGGCGGTCCACGAACTATCGAAGATCGCGCAGCTGTAGAGACAGCAAACAGGATTGCATCAGCTGAGTTAGAAACCCAGGCGATCTTGGAAATGAACCAAGTGCTTTCTGCCGCTGAACAGCAAGAACTGTCATTAGACGATTTTCAAGCTAACCTGGCTGATGTCACAGACGGCATACCGGCAGCACTGTCGGATCTTAATCCGTTGTTGGCGGGTGAGCTGCAAGCAAAGCTAACCGCAAAAGCTGGGATATTTACACAAAATTACGCTGACTTTTACCACAAGAAAGCAATGCAAGCTGCTAGAGGCCGTGCTTTGGTTGGCATCGACACCAGGCAGCAAGCTATTTATCAGCTGGCGGCGTCTAATTCTCCAAACGATGGAATACGACTAGCAGTCATAGATGCTGAATTAAAGAATCTTCAGTTCTATATGCAGGACCTTCAATTTAGCGAAGAACAGGTATCTAAAATATTTTTAGAAACCAGGGGAAAAGCCATCGAGGAAGGCATCCGGTTTGATTTTTCAGAGCTAGGCTCTGTGCAAGAACAAATAAAATTTATTTCAAAGCTAGAGAAATCGCCACCAAAGGCTATTGGCAGGGATGCGTCCAGAAAAATAGCATCTACTTTACGCACACAAATGAACACTGGCGTTAAAGTAATGAAGGGCCAGGTCAAACTGGCAAGTGATAGAATTGCAGATTTAACAAAAGTAATAGAGGGCGGCGGTCAAATTAATGGGGCTGTTTTAGTAAAATTAGAAACTGAGTTGACATCTCTGGACGGTGTTATAGATCCGTCTACTGGTCAGCCTATAAATCTTTCGGCAAGAACAGAGCTGCAAGAATTAAAAATTGTTGAAAATATATTGTCAGCTTATAGACAATCTACCCCAGAAGAAGCGCAACGATCTTTAGACCAGCTGCAGGGCGGCATAAGCGGCGCTGGCGGTCCAGGCATTGACACAGTGCTAGAGGTCAAAGCCAGGGACGCTGCCCAAAGTTTTATTACAAACATAAGAGCTAATCTTAAAAAAGACGGGATGACTCACGCCCAGACTGTTGGGCTGGTTCAGCCGTCAGCAATTGCGTTTGGGGGCAGCCCAGACGAATTATTTAGCTCGATAGAAAAACGCCGGCAAGATTACCAGACGGTGCAAAGCGCATACCCTACTTATAACATTGGGCCGTTACGCGAAGGCGAGGTGCAAGTTGTAACGAACGCTATAGAAAACGGAGATGTGCAAACCCAAATGGAAACTTTGGGGGCTATCGTCCAAGGTTTTCGGCAAGACTCCCCAGCTGTTTTAGAGCAAGTTAGCAAAGAGGCTCCTGTGTTTGCTCATGTTGGCGGCCTTATGTTAATGGGCAAAACAAAAACAGCCCGTTTGATTTTAGAAGGGATTGCGCTAGGTAAAGAAGGCGGCCCAATGCCGGCTGATATTACTAGGACCGACATTGAATTATTGTTCCATGAAAATATTGGCAGCGCATTGAACGAACAGTCTGCAGCTGTGACTGGCGCTACATACGAAGCCACTATAGCTATCTTTAGATCAAACATGAGCAGAAGCGGCATGGTCAAACAGAAAGCTGCCGGCGATAAAGAAATGCAAACTGCCTTAAATTTAGCGCTAGGCGGTGACGGCAACCTGGGCAGTGAGGGCCTCGGTGGTGTTAGAACAGTTCGTGACCGGCAAGTCTTGGTGCCGCCTTATCTCAGCGCACCTGGCATGGAAACCCTTATCAACAATTTAACGCCGGAAACATTTAAGACAGCTTCTGGCAGCGATATAGACGCCGGTATGTTAAATGAAATAAAAGAAAACGATAATATTTTTCCTCAAGCCATTGGGGATGATAGGTATATTTTTGTCCACGCTGACCCAAATAATATTTCTTTTGTAAAAGTGATGGGCTTTGACGGGGAACCGTTTGAAATAGATATGCGTGTTTTGTGGGGCAAGGAACCACTGCTATGACTTTTCTTTTTAAGAAAACAGAGTCATTAGAGCAACGCGGTTATCAGCTGCAAGAAAAACCTACGCCGTCCCTGGAAGAAAATTGGAACGCGGCCACGACTTATGGCAAACTCGCACTAACGTCCACATCTAAGGCCAAGACATACCAAGAAATATTGCAGCCTGTGATTGACGAGATGAACGCGGCAAATGTTGGGGAAACATTCCACAACCCTTCTACAGCGTTTTATATTGGTTTGTTTGAACCAGAAAAACAAACATCTGCTTTCAACCAAAGCCTGGCTAAATTAAATCAAGCAATAGATAGATATCCAGAGTTCGAGCAATACCGAGGGTTATACACTCCAGAAACTGTTGCATCCCAAGCAGGAGAGATGGCAAGAAACGCCCGTGAAGATTATTTGCGTGTCAGCGGGGAATCACCTTCTACATCAGCTGGTGCAGTAAGAACATTAGGTGAAATGTACGAGGGGATGGATGACCCTATTTTAATTTCATCTATGTTGTTTGGTGGCGCAAAATCTTTGTGGGGCATGGCCTTTCAAGAAGCGGCCCTGGGTGCCGGATCGGAGGCCCTGGCTCAAATACCAGTACAACGGTGGCACCAGGAGACTGGTATGCCGTACACTAATGAGCAATATTGGAACGCTGTTAAATACGGAGGGGCGATTGGATTTGCCTTTCCGTTTGCGTTTCGTGGTGCCGGCAAAGCAGTAAGCATAACAACAAAACAAGCCAAAAAAGGCATCCAGGCAATACGGGCAACTGGCGCTAGACAAACGCCGGACGGGCAAATTGCAGAGGACCTGGCAACAGAACTAGAAGAAATCGTTGCTGATAATCCTTTACAGCAAACTCTTTCTGGAGCAGCTGAACATGAACAGCGCCTATCTGACGCTGTAGCAGCCGTTGACGAAAACGTAGCCCCTACTATGCCGGATGCGTCTGCGACCCCTCCACGGCCATTGTTGAGCGTTACAGACGCCGACAAGGTTGATGGGCTTGTCAAAGTGTTTGACCCTGATGAGGTTGCTGTAGACGCAGAATTATTCCAATTCAAAGCCGGCGGTGACGAGTTTGGCGTTACTGAACGATTGCAGGGTGTTACCACCTGGGACCCCATAGCAGCTGGGCAGATCGTTGTTTATGAGTTTGCTGATGGCCGCAAGTTTATTGCAGATGGGCACCAGCGCCTGGGCCTGGCGAAACGTATCAAGTCACAAGACCCAAGCCAAAAGATCGAGCTGCTTGGGCATACGTTGCGCGAGTCTGATGGTATTACGCCTGACATGGCCAGGGTTATTGCCGCTGTCAAAAACATTAAAGAAGGCACCGGCACCGCTATTGACGCCGCCAAGGTATTAAGGGATGCGCCGCAACGAGCCGGAGAGCTGCCGCCTCGGTCTGTCTTGGTGCAGCAAGCCAGAGGTCTGACGCTATTAGACGATGAGACATTTGGCGCTATTATTAACGGGGTGGTTCCGGCTAATTATGGCGCAATCGTGGGCCGGTTAATACCAGATGACCCAGGGTTGCAAAAGAACGCTATCCAAGTTTTATCTAAAACTGACCCAGCAAACGAGTATCAGGCAGAGTCTATTGTTCGCCAGGTCATTGAGTCCGGCGCAGAAACCAGGACTCAGGAGTCTTTGTTTGGCGAAGAAATAATTACCGAAAGTTATTTCCTGGAACGGGCAAAAGTGCTTGACCAGGCGAGAAAACAGCTGGGCCAGGACAAGGCTGCATTTGCCAGTTTATTACGCAATGCACAACGCCTTGAAGCAGAAGGCAACCAACTAGCACAGAAAGCAAATGAAAGGAGAGCCAGCAATGACTCGCAAGCAATCGGCCTCTTACAAGCGCAAGCAAACCGCAAAGGGCCGCTCTCAGACGCCCTCACAGCTGCAGCAAGACAAGCCAGAGAAAGCGGTAGCTACGGACAAGCTACTAGAGGCTTCATCGAAGCTGTCAGACGATCAATTGAATCAGGCGATTTTGATCGGCTCTCAGCTGGCGATGTTGGACAGTCTATCAATGCTCCAACGGAAGGCCGCGCAAGTGCGACAGAGCCAGAGCCAGACGTAAGCCTGTTTGATGACCCTAATGGTCCAGGTGTGCAGCGCCAGGCAGATCAGCTAGAAAGCGACCTGATTAGCGAAGAACAGGCCATTGGCCGTGCGCCGCCAGAGGAAACGGCGGCCACCCGCCAAGAAGGTTTCCAAGAAGATGTTGATCTGCGCCAGGATCTAAAACGATTAATTGACGAAGGTGCTGACGAAACAGCGATTGACACACATCCCGCCGTCATCCAGGCATTAGAAGAAGCGCAGTCTATACCGCAAACAGTAGATGCGCCAGACTTTGGTAGCCAGGCATGGCAAGCAAACCGCACATTTAATTTTGATGGCGAAGAAATCATTGGCTATGACAATGCTATATTCAAAGCATTTGAAGATGCACAAATCCTACCATACCGAGAAATGGGCATTGAGGTTCCTGATGCGCCAGTTTTGTATGATCGTAAGGCAACAATTTTAATTGGCCCACCAGCTGCCGGCAAAAGCACTTTGGCAAACCCAATAGCAATTGAGCAACGGGCTGCAATTATTGACTCAGATGAAATTAAAAAAGCGATGCCAGAGTACCAGGGCGGCATTGGCGCTATGGCGGTGCATGAAGAAAGTTCAGAAATAGCCAGGGGCTTGCTTAATACTGTTAAAGATTTTGGTCTAAACGTGGTTGTCCCAAAAGTTGGAGATAACCCAGCCAGCATACGCAAATTGCAACAAGAGCTAAAAGATGCTGGTTATGAAGTAAAATTGATAAACATGGAAGTCGCTTACCCAGAAGCGCGGCGGCGTATGTTTGGCAGATTTGTTGAAACAGGCCGGTTGATAGGGCCGGATCATATGCGGATGGTTGGTGACAGCCCAACGCAAACATATTATACTTTGAAAGAGGAGGGTGTATTTGATGGATACGCAAACATTGACAACAATGGTGGACTCGATGTCGGGCCAAGACTCACCGATGACAGCTTCAACGGCCCAGAACCAAAAACAGCCATTGATGGCGTCCAGCTACAATTGGAGCGAGGCCGAGCAGAGAGGGGAGCAGAGGGCAGACCAGATGAAGCTGCAGTCCCAGAAGCTGCGCCAGCATCTGGAGTCGAGCAAGCCCAAGCCGCAGCAAGGCAAGCGTTAGACGAAACCGAAATACCGATTGGCAGCACAGTAGATGATGCCGGCAACCAGATAGCTGTTACAGTTACCAGGCGTCAAATGCTAGATGACATACAGCAAGACAAAACAATGTTAGATAGATTGCGGGAGTGCGCGGTATGAGTTTGCGTGGTTGCATAGACAACGCTGAGACAGAAGGCACCATAACTTCAGAACAGGCGTCAGAGGCCCGTGATTTGTTTGATGACCTGGAAGCTCAGTACCAAGGCAGGATGTCACCAGGGCAAGCCGCTTCACAAGCTGGGCGGGATACGTTTAGCGCATTAGAAAATATTGCCTTACATCGAAAGCGCCAAAAAATATTAGCGTACCAAAACTGGAAACAAATTACTAAAAACCTCGATGAATACCGTAACTATCGGGGTGAAGTAGATCCGTATAGAGCAGCGATAGCGCATCTCGCCAGGGACGAAGGCGCCAAATTCTCTGCATTTGAGAACCGCGTTAATGCTGTAACTAATGCTGCAACCAGGAGTATGTATAACGTCCTGGCATCTTTCCGTAAGAATTTAATTGGAGGCACCAGGAACAAAGCCAAGCTGCACAGTATGGTTCGGGAGGTGTTTGGAGAGGAAACCGGAGATGCTTCTGCTAGAGAGTTCGCACAAGCCTGGGCCAAGACAGCTGAATATTTGCGGCAAAGATTTAACGCAGCCGGTGGCAGGATAGTTCAGCGCCAGGGCTGGGGGTTGCCGCAGTTCCACGACACACTGCAAGTAAGAAAAGCGACATTCCAGGAATGGCGAGATTTTATTGCCCCTCGGTTGAATATTGAAAGAATGGTCGATGAGGGCACCGGCTTGCCAATGACGCCAGCTCGTCTTGAGCTTGCTTTGAAAGATGTATACGAAACAATCCGCACAGACGGGATGGCAAAGATCACGCCTGGCGCAGCTGCCGGACGCGGCAAAAGCATGGCAAACAGGCGTACCGATCATAGATTCCTGGTGTTTAGAAATGCAGACTCATGGATGGAATATCAAACCAAGTTCGGCAACCCCGATGCGTTTGATACCATGATGGGCCACATTAGCACTATGTCTAGGGATATCGCATTGATGGAGATCCTGGGGCCAAACCCAAGATCAACAATTAATTTTATGAAAACAACCATTGCAAAACGTGCAGCTGGTAATGTTGCCGAGGAAAGCAGGGCGAACAGGGCTGGTAAAAAGCTAGAAGATTTATATATGGCTGCAACCGGAAACGTAAACACGCCTGTTGGCGGGGGCCGGTTTGCGGCAACGATGGCAGGAATTAGACAAGTGCTGCAATCAGCGCAGCTGGGTGCCGCTTCTATATCTGCTTTAACTGATCTTAACTTTCAGCGCATTGCCAGGCGTTCAGCTGGGTTGCCTCAAGTTAGAACCGTTACTCAATACCTGGATCAGCTAAACCCACTGACTATCGAGGAACGCGGTAAAACGGCTATTCGTATGGGATTGATTGCTGAAGGTTGGATGACTGTCGCGGCAGCGCAAATGCGTTATGTTGGAGATATATCTGGACCAGAGATCACCAGGCGAATTGCTGACTTTACCATGAAGGCGTCATTGCTTTCCCCATTTACTAATGCTGGTCGCTGGGCTTTTGGCATGGAGTTCTATGGGACCCTGGCAGATAATGTTGGCAGAGCTTTTAATGATCTTGACCCCGCATTGCGGCAGACCTTGGAAAAATACGGGATCGGATCTGACAAATGGGACATTATCCGGTCAACTGACCCATATGAGTATGAAGGAGCTACGTTCTTACGGGCAGAGGATATTGAGTTTCGTGACGATATAAACCCTCGCCTGGCTCAAGACCTGGCCACCCGCGTTATGGAAATGGTAGATGCAGAGACAAACTTTGCCGTTCCCAGCTCTAGCCTCAAAGGCAGAGCAACCTTAATTGGAAACACGCAACCAGGGACACTGCAGGGAGAGCTGCTTAGATCGTTTGCTATGTATAAGAATTTCGGCGTTACCTTGGTAAACACCCATTTGATGCGCGGGATGGCCCAGGCCGGCATAAAAGGCAAAGGCGGTTACTTTGCTGATCTTCTTATCAGCACAACTGTTATGGGTGCTTTTGCTATGCAGCTCAAAGAGATGAGCAAGGGCCGCGATCCTCGGCCAATGGAAGGCACAGAGTTTTGGCTTGCTGCTTTCTTGCAGGGCGGTGGAGTCGGCATCTATGGAGATTTTCTGTTTAGCGATGTAAACCGGTTTGACCGAGGGTTGTCAGAGACTATCGCTGGTCCAGTGATTGGTTTTGTTAATGATGTTAGAAAACTGACTGTGGGCAATTTGCTTGAGGCCGCACATGGAGAGGACACCAACGCCGCAACGGAAACTGTTAGTTTTGCGTCCAGGTACACGCCTGGCGTATCCCTTTGGTATCTGCGACTGGGGCTGGAGCGAATGGTGTTCGATAGAATGAAAAGATACACAGACCCTAAGGCTGGCCAGAAGATGCGGCGCTTAGAAAGCAGATATAGACGCGAAACTGGGCAACGGTATTGGTGGCGTCTTGGGCGTGATGAACCAGGCAGGGCACCAGATTTAGGTAATATGTTGTCTGATGCCCCATAAATATGGTATATACATTAACAACCGCAGAGGTGAAGCATGGCTGACGTAGCAATTAACCCCGTAACCAGGCGGGTGCAATTCACAGGGAACACTGGCACGGGACCGTTTGCGTTTACGTTTAACATCCTGGTTGCAGCTGATATTGCTGTTTATAAGAACGCGACCTTGCTCACTCTCACATCAGATTACACTATTAGCACAAACGCTGATGGCACCGGATCTGTAACTCTTACGGGCAGCGGAAACGGCACTGCTCTAATTAGCGCAGATTTCCTGACGATTGTTGGCGGCAGAGCGTTAGCTAGGACAACCGATTTTGTTACAGCTGGTGATTTATTGGCCAGCTCTCTAAATGAGCAGCTTGATAGTAATGTTATCATGGTCCAACAGCTGGACGAAAAGTTTACCAGGGCTTTGCGCGTTGACCAGTTTGATGTAACAGCTGATATGACAATCCCAGCGAAGGCCACCAGGGCTAACAAGTTTCTGGCGTTCGATGCAGACGGCCTGGCAATTGCGGCCTCGCAAGGTAATTGGCAGGGTAATTGGGCGTCTGGTTTTGCATACACCAAAGGCGATATTGTAAAAGATACGTCAGATGGCAGTATTTATATTGTCAATACTGGTCACACATCGTCCGGCTCACAACCAATATCAACTAACGCTGACGCCACTAAATGGGATGAGATGATTGACTTGTCTGGCGTCACAACCGCTGAGACAAACGCATCTAACAGCGCAACCGCTGCGGCTGGCAGTGCTACTGCTGCGGCAGCTAGTGCAACAGCGGCAGCATTTTCTGACGATTGGGCGGTTAAAACAGATGGCGTTGTTAACGATGGCGTAACAACAGACTACTCATCTAAAGCATATGCTATTGGTGGTACTGGTGTAACAGATAGTTCTGGTAAAGGCCCAGCAAAAGATTGGGCTATTGAAACAACAGGTCAGGTTGACGGCACTGAATACTCAGCTAAAGAGTATGCTGTTGGTACGCAGACCAGAGGCACAACAGGATCTGCAAAAGATTGGGCAACTTATACTGGCGGCACAGTAGATGGTTCTGCGTACTCTGCTAAGTATTGGGCAGAACAAGCGGCTGCTAGTGCTGATAACGTAGATGATTTGTATCTTGGCCCTAAAAGCTCAGACCCAACAGTAGACAATGATGGTGACGCTTTAACTACTGGTGATTTGTATTTTAATACAAGCAGTAATGTTTTAAAAGTTTATGACGGATCAGCTTGGAATGACGCTGCTGTAGACACCAGTTCGTTTGCAACAAAAGGCTTTAGTATAGCTGTAGCGATTGCCTTATAGGAGTTAATGATGGCACAAAATTTTAGACGATATATGCTTCAAGGGGTCGGAACGGTAGCGGCTGACATTCCTGATGGCGGCAACTTTGATAGTTACGACACGCTGGTAGGTATTCACCTGACCAACATATTAACAAATGCAATCACGGTTGATGTTTATATTCAGCATACAATCAATGGCACTCCTACTAACCATTATCTTATTAAAGGCGCACCCATTGCTGCTGGCGGTGCTTTGCAGTTGCTTGATGGCGGTGCAAAAATTGTTGTTCAAACTGGCGATAGATTGTGGGTTAAGTCAGATACAGCATCATCCTTAGATGTTTGGGTATCTGCTGTTGATGATATTAGTTTATAGGAGTAACTAATGGCGTACATAGGCAATCAACAGACGCAAGGTTTTAGCCAAGTACCAGCGAAACAGGATTTGACTGGTGCTGCTGGCACTAGCCTGACGCTGACACACGCAGTTGCGAGTGCAGAAGGCATTGACCTTTTTATTAATAATGTCCGTCAGGAAAGTGGTGAAGCCTATTCTATTGCTGGCGATGGCGTAACAGTAACGCTCACAGGCTCAGTGGTAGCGACAGACGATATTTATGTTGTCTACAATTCACTGGCTTTGCAAACCTCTGTACCGCCGGATGCGTCTGTTAGCACAGCCAAGATTATTGATGGGTCAGTAACCGCTGCCAAGTTAGCGTCTGGTGCTGTAACTGCCGCTAAAATGCCAACTGGTGCTGTATTGCAAGTTCAGCAAAGTATTGGGTCTACTAGCGCACAGAATATAAGTTCAACAACTTTTGCTGGTATTGGTCTTAGTGTTAATATTACTCCTCGTGATGCAAACAGTAAGTTTCTTGTGCAGGCAGCAATGGACATAGATGTTGATGCAAACGAACAAACTTTCTTTACAGTCTTTAGAGATTCTACAGATTTAGGAAGCACTAATGGACTTGTTAATGCTTGGAATGGTACTAATCGTATGATTGTGCCTGTCACTGTTTTAGTTTTAGATGCTCCATCTACGGCATCACAAATTACCTATGAAATAAAATCAAAGATTGCCCCTGCAATTAGTGGTGCAGCATCAAGATTAAATTCGCAAGGCACTAAAATTATAATGACCGTTTCAGAAATAGCAGGATAGGAAACAGACATGGCTTTATCGAAAATACTACCAGCCGGTCAATCCCAGTTTGCTGGTGCGAGAAATCTTATCATCAACGGTGCGATGACTGTCAGCCAACGTGGTGATAGCACAGGCAAAACAGCAACTGGTTACTATGGACCAGACCGCCATGCACTTACTCTTAACAGTCTTGGCACTTGGTCTATCTCACAGTCTACTGATACCCCAAGTGGTGAAGGCTTTGGCAACAGCTATAAGCTAGAAGCGACAACTGCTGACGCTTCACCAGCCGCTAGTGATTACGCTTTGTTTCTTCAAAAGTTTGAAGGTCAAAATTTACAACAACTTAAAAAGGGTACAGCGAGTGCAGAAAGTGTGACACTTTCTTTCTGGGTGCGTTCAAGCAAAATAGGCACATACATTGTTGAGTTGTTTGACAATGATAACAGTCGTTCAATATCTGCGTCATATACAATTAGTGTAGCTAATACTTTTGAGTATAAGACCATTACATTTGCTGGTGATACAACTGGCGCATTTGACGATGATAGTGCTTCTTCATTGGAAGTAGTTTGGTGGCTTGCGTCTGGCACAGACTTTACTAGCGGCACACTAAATACTAGCTGGGGTACTCGCACAAACGCTAACATTGCTGTTGGTCAAGTCAATATGGCAGACACAGCCAACGCCACTTGGTACATCACAGGCGTACAGCT